AGAAAACAAACGCGTGTACTTAGCGTTTGTTCGGAAGAAAATTGTCGTGACTGTCCGGGTTCTCCGGAGCGTGTTTAACGTCCTGTCATGACGGTTAAGTCGAGGAGTGGCCCCCCTCGTGGCTCGCGGCGTTGCCGTGTCTCCCGCCGGTTGATGAAGTGCACAATCAACCGGGCGGTCAACTCTTGGTGCCGCATTTTCTCTCATCCTCCCCTTCCTTTTGAGCCGCAATCTGAGGATTGTGCTGGGCTGATGAAGGAGGCGAAACTTTTTCTTGGCCGTGATCTGCCCTCTGTTCCAGAGGAGCAAGTCATGGCCTTTCGGTCTATAAAAAAGCTTCTCCCGCCTTCTTGTCGTTGCCTAGAAAAGGGGATGATGGAAAGTTTGGTGGAGTCCATGCTCAGGGACTCCGTCTCTCTTCCCGAAGGCTATCTTGCCTTCGCGCGAAAGCTGTCGGCTCAGATTTTTCCTAGCAATTGGGATTCCTCGTACAGGAACCATTGCTATTCGACAGCTCCTCCTTTGTCGGCTTGCGCTGAGAATTCTCAATCCTCCGGGGGTCAGTTGGCGGGTACGCCTCTTGACCACTCGGAGTTTCTTGATGCTGTTCTCCTTGGCAAGTTGGGGAGTGATCGCGCCACGGCCGTTCTTGGAGTTGTGCAGTCTGCTGGTAAACCCAGACCATTGGCGTCCTTTTCCTCGGACACTTTGGTTCTAAAACCTCTGCACAAAGCGATCTATGATCGTATCTCCAGTAAGAAGTGGCTCCTTCGGGGCGAATTGACCGACGACCGACTGGCTAAGGCCGGCTTTCGTCGAGGGAATGGCAGTCTGGTTTCTGGTGACTACCGTTCGGCAACAGATAACCTCCCCATTGAGGTCGCGGAGGCTGTCCTGGACGTGGCTTTGTCGAATGCCACTCGGGTCCCGGAAGCCATTGGGGGTTACGCGAAGCGCGTGTTGCGTCCTTATGTTTATATGAGCCGGTTCGAGCATAATGCGAATGATGGATCTTTTTGTGGTGACCTGACGTCGGGCAACCCATGTTCGCATGGGGGGCACGTTCGGGACCCTGAGATCCTTAACTCGAATGCGGCTTTTCGGATGCGCGCTTCTCAGCAGATGGGCTCTCTGCTTTCGTTCCCCTTACTCTGTATACAGAATTACATCGCTTATCGGTGGACTTGTTTCAAGACTCGGACTAAGTCTCGCAACATCCCCGTGCTTATCAATGGCGATGATATTTTGTTTCAATCTACGACAGAGTTCGCGGCCGCTTGGATGGATGAGGTCGGTAGGGTAGGTCTGGAGGTGGAGCGTACGAAAACGTCCGTTAGCGAG